GTCACGAGCACGGGGGGCGGCTATGCCATCGAGTTCGCGTTCGGCGGCAGCCAAAGCACGGTCACGGTCACATCGGCAGGGGCCGGGCAAGCCGAAGAGTCCGGTGATAACCAGGCAGGCGGCAGCGCGAGCATGGCGGTCGTTCTGGCGGCCGGCGCCGGCTACGCGACGGAGTTTGCGGTCGGCGGATCGTCCAGCATCGCCCAGGTGCGCGCCGTCGGCTATGGCTTTGCGCCGAACACTCAACCGCGCGTGCTCTCGATCTTCGAGCGCATGTCGGCAACAATTCTGAGAACGCTGGGCAAGCCGGCCTACTACAACGGGTCTACGGAGCCCGTGATGATCAACATCGAGCACGACGTGCAGATGGCGGGCATGGGCGCCGAGCAAGCTGCCTACCGGGGCGACTACGTGGCCAACCGAGACATCGCCACGGTGCCGATGGACTTGAACCCGCGCGTTGGGGATCGTTTCGTGCAGGACGGTGTGTTGTGGCGTCTTGAGTCGCTGCACAGCGACAAGGGTGCCAATCGACGGTTCGTGGTTTCGCGGGTCAAGACCTGATGGCCAACAAGTTCGCGCTCAAGTTCGATGTCCCGAAAGCCGAGGCCGTTGCCGAACAGTTGCGGGGCCTGACTGCAGAGCAGATCACCAAGACCACGGTGCCGGCGCTCAATCAGGTGCTGGATCGCACCTACGACTTGGCACGTGAGCGGATCACCGTCGGTATCAATCTGTCGGACGACTACCTGCGTCGCAAGTTCAAGGTCGTGCATGCGACCGAAGCCAGACCTACCGGTGAGATTACGGCATTTGGCGGGAGTGCCAACCAGACCCCGTTGTCTCGCTACAACGGGCAAATGGTGTTGGTGCCGAAGAAGAATCCGAATCGCACGCGATACAAGGGTGGGCAAAGCCGACTCGGTATTCCCTGGGACAAGAAGCAAGGCGGGGTGCAAGTCGAAGTCACGCGCGGCAACACCACGACGCTCGAACACGCATTCTTTCAGCCGCTGCGGGGAGGCAACGGGCTCGGGGTGTTCACGCGATCAAAGACTGGCGTGAAGCGGCATCGCTACGGACCCGCTGTCTACCAACTCTTTCGCTACCAGGCCGAGCGCATCGAAGGTGACGTGCTCGATGACATGGACGCCACGATCGCTGCCGCTGCCGCGAAGGCACTCCAGGACGCACTTGAATGAAAAAGATCGGACCACCGTTCGTCAAGTCTTCGCAGATCGCGGCTTACCTCAAGACCGTGCTGTCGCAGATCCGCGTGGCCAACGGCTACGAAACAGACATCGGTCGCAAGGTGCTGGACGGGCGGCGCAAGACCGATGAAACCTACGTGCCGTATTGCGTATTGATCGAGGCAGAAGATCGCCCAACACCGGCATCGCCACACGGAACCGAGCACGCCATCGAGCAGGACTACGTGTTTGGGGCCTACGTCGAGTGCGACCCGGATCACCCAAACGATGCCGCGCGAGCCGTCATCCGAGACATCAAACGGGCTTTGTGGGGAGGGGATAACGGAACGAACCTCGGGTGGCAAGTCCAACGCTTCAAGTACCAGGGTCGAGATATCGGCCCGCGGCTCGATGGGGAGCCTGTGGTCTTTGCGGTGGTGCATGCCACTGCGGTGTATGTCGAAGACATCGCCAACGCTTAATCACGAAATTGGGCCGCAGCAATATCAGCCAATCCGGCTCAGATACTGCGGTCTGATGATTTGAAACTTGCCGTTGTTGCGGCAGACGGTCGAAAAGGAGCCTGACAATGGCAGCACGTAGTTTCCTCGGTGCCGGCGACATCTTGCTGGAACGCATCGTCGGCGGTGTCGGGCAGGGTCTCGAAGGCCCCTACAAGGCCAACAAGCTCGGCCTGCAGCCGGCCGTCGAAACCAGGCAGTCCACCTCCAAGGGCCGCTACGACTACGGGCAGACGCTCGAATCGGTCAATCTGCAGCAGCCCACCACGCTGACCCTGGAACTGAAGGAAGTCGTCGGCGCCGTGCTGGCGATGGCGCTCATGGGCACCTCGGCGGCCCTGGCGCAAGCCTCGGGCACGCTGGTCGACGAAGCCGTGTCCGGCAAGAAGGGCAAGTGGGTGCCGGTGGCCGGCAAGCTCAACCTGGCCGAAGCCGTCGTGGTCGAGCACCAGAACGCTCGCACGGGCACCTACGCTGCCGTGGGCGGCAATACCGGCAACTTCACGTGTGGTTCCGTCACGATCACCGCGGGCACGCGCGCCGGGGTCTACACCGGCACACTGACCACGGCCACTGCGTTCACCATCGTCGGCCCTGCCGGCACGGTCGGTTCGGGCACCTTCGGTTCGGCGTTTGCCACGGGGGGCCTAGGCTTCACCATCACGGCCGGCGCCACGCCTGGTGTGGCCGGTGACTCGTTCACCATCACCGTCGTGCCGAGCGGTGCCGACAGCACGCTGGTCGAAGGCACCGACTTCAAGATGAATCGGCCGCTGGGCCTGATCATGCTGCTGCCCGACAGCACGGCGCCCGAGGACACCGTGTTCAAGGTCAGCGGGGCCTACTCCGGCACCACGGGCACGCGCATCTCCGGCGGTACCCAGTCCGAGGTTCGCGTCCGCATCGTGTTCGACGGCATCAACATGGCCGACGGCACCGAGTGCACGGCCGAGGTGTTCGAGGCTGTTCTGGCCACCGAGTCGGAGTTCGATTTCCTGCCCGACGACTTCGGTGTCGTGACCCTGAGCGGCAACTGCAAGACGCCGGTCGGCAAGGACGCGCCCTACATCGTCGACCTGAAGGCCCTGCCGACCTGAGCACGGGTCGACCCGGCGAGGCGGGGATGCCCCGCACCCGAACCCGCCACGTGTGAATGCACTGGCGGGTTTTTTCATTTCCGAGATAGGCACCGAGCATGGCCCGAGGATCTGGCAACCGTGATGTCACCCTGACCCTCAGTATCGAGACGCTGGGTCAAGAAGGGATCCAGGCCCTCGAAGGCTCGGTGAGGCAACTTGCCGAGCAAGGCGGCGACGCTGCGCCTCAGTTTCAGGTGTTGGCTGATGAACTGCAGCGCCTCGGCGCGCAGAACGCAGCCCTTCAGGGCTTCAAGGAACTCACGGACCAGACTGCGCAACTGGAGGCCCGGCAGCAAGCTGCGGCGGCGGCCGTTGCCGAGATGCAGCAGCGCCTGCTCGCACTGGCCGAAGCCACGCAGCGCGCGAGCACTGAGCAGAACGAAGCGCAAGCCACTGTGGTGCGCACGCGCACTGCGCTCACTGAAGCGACGGCGGCGCTCACCAATCTGCGAGCCCAGTTTCAAGGTGCTGCGAAGAACACCGAAGAGTACAAAAACAAGTTCACTGAACTGCTGAATGCGCAGTCCAAGGCCAAGATTGAATACGACGCGGCCAAGGATGCGCTCAAGCAGCAGAACGCAGCCTTGCGCGAGGCCGAGACATCACAGTCTCGTCTCGAAGGACAGATCGTCAAGCGCACTGCGGCCGAGAAGGCGGCAACTGCTGCCGTCGAGAAGCACAGTGCGGTCATGCTGCAGGCCAGCGAAGCCGCGCAGAAACTCGGCCTCTCGACGGAGAACGTCGCGCAGGCCGAGGCGCAGTTGCTGGCCTCCTTCAATCAGGTCGGCAGCGCGGCCGGAAGCATCGTCAGTGAGATGGCTCGGCTGGCGGATGCAGAGGCCGAAGCCGCAAAGGCTGCTGCGCAACTTGAACAATCGTTGAAGGAGCAGTTTAAGCAACTGCTGGTTCTCGACCCCGAGGTGCAGGCGCTCAACGCTTCTCTCATCGAGAGTGCCAATCAGGCAGCCAAACTCGCACGCGAGCAGGAGCAACTGGCCGCCAGTGCTGCCGAGATGGCAGAAGCGGATCGCTTGCTGGCAATCCAGGAGCGTGCGCTGAATGATCTGCGCCGGCAGGGGGCCGATGCCCTCGACGCCGAGCGTGCGGCAATCAGGGAAGCCGAACAGGCGTCGAACCTCTACGTTGCTGCGAAACGCCGCGAAGAGCAGGCGCAGAAGGAAGCCGCTGCTGCCGCGCGCCAGGCAGCCGAGCAGATCGACGCAGCGTTCCGCACCCTTGGCACGCGATCGGTGGCTGCCGTGCGGCAGGAGATCGAGCAGGTTCGCGCTGCTATGGCAACGGCCGCAGCCGCTGCTCGATCCACTGGCGACAGCATGGCCGGTGCGTTCGCGGCGGGCAATGCTCGGATCAAGGAACTCGAACGCGAGATCCGACAACTGAGCGGCACCCTGACGGTGGCCGATCGCGCGGCTTCGCTGTTCAAGAACTCACTGGGCCAGATCGCAGCCGGCAACCTCGTGGCCGATGCCGTCGGCTATCTGGTCAACAAGGTCAAGGAGATGGGGCGCGAGTTTCTGGAGGCCAACCTGGCTATCCAGCGATTCAACAAGGCGCTCAAGGCGATCTACGGGGACGCGGACACTGCCGCGAGCCAACTCGCGTTTCTGAGACAGGTTGCCAAGAACGCCGGCTTGTCTGTCGGGGATCTCTCGGATTCGTTCGTCCGTTTCTCTGCGGCCACCAAAAGCGCAGGCATCTCGGTCGGGGACTCGAACAAGGTCTTCTCGGCGCTGGCGCGGGCTACCGGCACGCTCGGCCTCACGAGTGAGCAGGCCACCGGGGCGCTTGAGGCCCTGGGGCAGATGGCGAGCAAGGGAACGGTCTCAATGGAAGAGTTGCGCCAGCAACTCGGGGACCGTCTGCCAGGCGCGCTCGGCATCGCAGCCGAGGCCATGGGTGTGTCGACGGAACGGCTCATCAAGATGGTCGAGACGGGCACGGTCTCAGCCAAGGTCTTCCTGCCGGCGTTTGCGGATGCGATAAGCCAGACCTTCGGCGGGGGAACCGAGCAGATCAACGGTTTCATTCAGGGATGGAACCGACTGAAGAATGCTTTGACGGAAGTCTCGCAGCAGGCGTCCAACACCAGTTTCTTCGTCAACATGGGTCGAGTGTTCGATCTGCTGGCCGAGAACATCGGCGGGGTGGTGAAGGCACTCACTCTGCTAGCCGAGCGGTTCCTGATCCTCAAGTCGTTCGATCTTGCAGCATCTTTCGTCAAGAGCGCGTCTGCGGCTGCGACCAACACGGCGGCTTTCGCGGCAAACACCGCTGCTGCTGCGGCCAACACGGCGGCGCGAAAGGCCAACGACGTTGCAGTGTCAGTCACCAACACGGCGGCTGCCACGGCTGCCACGGTGGCGAACACGGCTGCCGCGGTGGCGAACACGGCCGCCACTGCCGCGAATACCGTAGCTCGCACAGCGAATGCGGCGGCGATGAGTGCAACGGCAGCGGGTATCGCGGCGGCCACTGCCGCCAGTACCGCGGCTACCGCGGCTGCCACACGGCTCTCGTCGGTGTTCGGAGGGCTCGCCTCGGCCGGCGCTGCAGCCGCGAGTGGTTTGCGCACGCTGGTCGGGTTTCTTGGTGGGCTGCCCGGCGTCCTGGCACTGACGGTGCTCAACGCACGTGAGTTCGGTACGGCCATCGGCGAAAACACGGCGCGACTGTTTGGTTGGGGTCGTCAACTCGAAGAGAACGAGAAAAAACTGATTGCGCTGGCGGAGGCCGAGCAACGGGCGGCTACGGAAGCAGCTCGGTTGGCGGAACAACAGAAGCGGGCCGAGCAAGCCGCGCTGGGGCTCAGTGGCGAGTCTGAGAAATTAGTAGACGACTTCACCAAGATCGCCAAGTCGAGCGGCAGTACCGCGGAGGCGTTGAAGCGCCTCACATCGGAACTGCGATTTGACGATTTGAAGGGCATCGAGGCTGCCGGCCGGGCGCTCAACGCGCTGGGGAAGACCGGAAAACTCACTGCGGACGAGATCAAAAAGGCGTTCGAGAGCGCCTTGTCGGGCAAAGACCTTGCGATATTTGAAGCGAACGCACGTGCTGCGTTCTCGCGGATCAAGGACAGTTCCGACATTCTCAAGCGGGCACTGGAGGCGATCTCAGACGAGTCACTGCGTCGTGTCGGCACCAGCGTGCTTGAGATCACGACGGGCTTTTCGTCGGCGATGAACAGCGCCATCAATGACACGGATCGTCTGCGCGATACGCTGAAAGAACTGGGTGTAGAGGGTCAGCGAGCCGGGGTCTTGCTGGCCAAGTCGTTCGACAAGCAGATTGAACTTGCCAACACCAGCGTCGCAGTCGACTCTGTTATCGAGCGGATGCAGGCGCTGAATGAAGTTGGTGAGGCTACCGGGCCGGTGTTCGAGAAGTCGTTTGCTGCGGCGATCGACAAGGCCATTCAACTTGCCGATACGGCCGACGACTTGAAGCGCGTCGAAGACCAAATCCGCAACATCATCGCGGCGAACCCCGAACTCGCCGCTTCGTTCCAACAGAGCTTCGATGCGATAAAGAAGAAGATCGCGGAACTGAGCCCGCAGATGAAGCAACTTGCGGCTGACGCCAAGTTGCTCGGCGTCAGCGTGGCCGCCGCGTCGAACGAAGTCAAGGCCAGCATCGAAGATCAGATTCGCGCTTACGAACGGCTGAAAGCCAGCGGCAAGGCCACGGCCAATGAAGTCAAAGAGGCTTTCGTTGCTTTGGCGAAGCGGGCCATCGAAGCCAACCAAGGGATCGTCCCGGAGTGGGTGAAAGTCGAAGCTGCAATCCGTGGTGTCGATATTGCGGTCGACAACGCAGGCAAGGCCACGGTGGAATTCGCCGAGAAGTCGCGCCGCGCGCTGCGGGATGTCCGGGAAGAAGCGGAGAAGACTGCGGCCAGCCTGAGTTCGGTCTACGAAGCGGAGACCAAGGCTCGGGCAGACAAGATTGCGGCAAACCGGCTGCAGGGCGCCACCTACGACAAGGATGGATGGGCAACCGACGGCAAGGGGAACCGGATCACCGCCGGGTCATACCTGCCGCCGCCCGACGACTCGGGCGCCTGGGAGTGGGTGCCGAAGCTCAATCAGGGCTACCCGTTCGGCGGCTACTGGCAACGCACCGAGGCCGCCGGCTCGGGGCAACTGTCGGGCACCTCGACCTATGACGGCCGCCAGCCGATGCGAGGCATCGCCACGCCGGGCGCAGGTTCGTCGAGCAGCACGAGTGCCGCGCCGACATCGGGCACACCGGTGACGATCAACATTGCCGGGCGAAAGTTGGGCACGGTCAACGTAGCAAGCCGAGCCGACGCCGACAACCTGGCGTCGATTCTTGTGGGTCTTGAAAACGCAAAGGGCAACGGAGCATG